TAAACGTAAAGACAAAGGTGAAAACCATCCATTTCAAGATGAGATATTCAAACCGGCTAGTTATCTAGCGGCTGTCATATGGGACAGTATTGGTGATAATTTGAAGTCTGCAAGAATTGGAATGGACTATTTACAAACCATTGCACGAATAGTTGCTAAAGAACAATTACCTGTGCATTGGGTAACACCTATTGGTTTTCCTGTTTATCAGTCATATCCTGAAATGAAATCTAAAAGAGTTAAAGCTATGTTGATGGGTGAAGTTATCAAACCTAGAATTAACACTGAGACTGATTTAACGGATAAACTTAGAATGGGCAACGGAGTAGCTCCCAACGTTGTTCATTCAGTTGACAGTGCCGCTATGATGGCAACAGTAAATATAGCATACAAAAATGGTATTACTAATTTCTGTAATGTACATGATAGTTTTGGTACAACAGCCGGTGATGTTGAAACACTTAATAAATCTATTAGAGAAGCTTTTATTAAAATGTTTACAGATAATGATATTCTTAAAAATTTTAGGAATGACGTTCTCAAACAATTGCCGGTAGAGCTACACCATAAATTACCTGAAGTTCCCGCCAAAGGTGATTTAGATATTCAACAATTGCGGGATAGTGAGTTCTTTTTTGCGTAGTAGCATTAAAGTACCCATAGTAGAACGGAGAAACATAAAAGTATGAAAAATAGTTATGTCAAAATAGTAAGTCCTGAAGGTATCAGTCAATATGCATGGTTAACAAAACCAGACACAAAGTTTGATAAAGATGGTCATTACAAAGTTAATCTTGCGGTTCCAACTGATAAAGCACAATCATTAATTAAACAAATTGATGATGAGATGAAAAAGAGTGTTGAAATTGCTAAAGAAAAAAATAAGGGTAAAGCTGTTAAACAAGCTAGCGCACCTTATGAAGAAGAAATAGATAGTGAAGGTAAACCTACCGGAAATACTATTTTTAAATTTAAAAGAAAAGCACAAATAATTTCTGCTGATGGAAAAGTTATTCCATTTAAAGTAGCATTATTTGATAGCTCTGGTAAACCTTTAATTGATGTTAACGTTTGGTCTGGTAGTGAGATGAAAGTTAGCGCTGAGTTAGTTCACTGGTTCACTGCAATGGCAGGCGCAGGCGTAAGTCTTAGATTAAGAGCAGTGCAAATAACTAAATTAGTTGAAGGTGGTGCCGGTAATGCTGAAGGCTACGGCTTTGACAAAGTTGAAGGTGGCTATACAGCACCAGAAAGTGTAAACACTAATGTGGTACAAGAAGAAAGCGCAGAAGCTGACTTCTAAACAAGTTGGTTTACGATACGGTTTCAGGTCAGGTTTAGAGGAAGCAATAGCCTCTGAGCTTGATACTGAAAATGTACAATATAAATTTGAAGAAACAAAGTTAAATTATGTTAAACCACAAAAAGTACACACATACACACCTGACTTTTATCTAGTTCAATCTGGTATTTATATTGAGACTAAAGGTTATTTTACTTCTCAAGACCGCCAGAAAATGCGTCTTATAAAAGAACAGCATCCTGAACTAGATATTAGGTTTATTTTTAGTAATTCAAAAACAAAAATAAGTAAAAAATCAACAACAACATACGGCATGTGGTGTGATAAATATGGTTTTAAATATGCAGATAAACATGTGCCTAAGGAATGGTTATGAATAACATAAGAAAAGAAACTAAGTACATTGTTGTTCATTCAACTAATACAAATCCTGAACAAAATTTAGATGTTAAAGATTTAGACAAGAAACATAGAAAAGAGGGTTTATTCTCTTGCGCTTTTCATAAAGTTATTAAAAGAGACGGGTCTGTACAAGACGGTCGCGACATAATGATAGCCGGTGCACATATAGAAACAGATGTTGTCTTGTCTAATAAAAATTCTATTGGCATTTGTCTAGTTGGTGGACAAAATGTTAATGGACAACCCGATTGTAATTTTACTTTCAAACAATATGAGAGTTTAGTTAAACTCATAGATGTTTTAAAAGCCAATTACAAAGAGGTTGAAGTAGTTGGTCACAGAGATGTGTCTGACGCCTCGTGTCCGCAATTTGATGTAAAACAATTGTTGACATAATTTGTTTGTGCCTACTGGGTAGTAATATCCAGTAGGTTTAACCCAAAATATTTAGGTAAAAAATTTTATGGAAAATACTGAAAGTACGTTTTTATATCATACAAACTGTAGCGAGTGCGGCTCTAGTGATGCAAACTCTGTTTATGATGATGGACACACTTATTGTTTCTCATGTAACACAATTAAAAAAGGAGTAGAAGATTTGAATACACAAACAAAAACAAACGAGGTAAATAAAGATTTTATTAGTGGTGAGGTTAAACCTTTAGCTAAAAGAAAAATTGATTATAACACAGCACAAAAATTTAATTATCAAATTGGTGCATGGTTTGGAAGACCGTGTCAAATTGCTAATTATTATAACAAAGACAAAGAATTAGTTGCACAAAAATTAAGATACCCTGACAAAACATTTCAATGGTTAGGTGATGCTAAACAATCAGGGTTGTTTGGACAGCATTTATGGCGTGACGGTGGTAAAATGATTATTATTACTGAAGGTGAAATAGATGCTTTATCAATATCACGTACAAACCAAAATAAATTTCCCGTAGTAAGTATTAAATCTGGAGCACAAGGAGCTAAAAAAGATATTCAAAAAGAATTAGAATGGCTTGAAAGTTACGAGAGTGTTGTCTTTTGTTTTGACCAAGATGAGTATGGACAGAAAGCGGCATTAGAATGTGCTAAATTATTTTCACCAAACAAAGCTAAAATATGTACGTTACCATTAAAAGATGCTAACGAAATGTTATTAGCAAATAGAACAAAAGAATTAACTGATTGTATATGGTCTAGTAAAGCTTACAGACCAGATGGCATAGTTTTAGGTTCTGATTTGTGGGATGAAATACAAAAAGAAGATAAACATGTTACAGTCCCATATCCATTTGATTGTTTAAATATTAAAACACATGGATTGCGTAAAGGTGAGCTAGTTACTATTACTGCCGGAAGCGGCGTAGGTAAATCTAGTTTTTGTAGGCATGTAGCGTTAAATTTATTAAAAAATAATTACACTGTTGGATATATTGCATTAGAAGAAAGTATTAAACGTAGTGCACTTGGTATTATGGGAGTTGAATTAAAAAAACCATTACATTTAACAAGAGAGGGAATTAGTGAAGAGCAATTACAAAAAACTTTTAAATCTACTATTGGTAGTGGCAAGTTTTACTTATATAACCACTTCGGTAGTACCGTTGCTGATAACTTACTATCTAAAATAAGATATTTAGCTAAAGCCTGTAATGTTGATTATGTAATATTAGACCATTTACATATGGCATTATCTGCATTAGGTGATGAGCATACAAATGATGAACGTAAACTTATAGATTATTTTGTTTCTAAACTTAGAACGTTAGTAGAAGAAACTGGTATAGGTTTAATTCTTGTATCACATTTATCTCGAACTAAAGATGGTAACAAAGGTTATGAAGATGGTATTCAAGTTTCAATGAATAGTCTTAGAGGCAGTCAAAGTATTGCTCAATTATCAGACATGGTACTGGGATTGTCCAGAGATTTGCAAGCTGAAAATAATATAGCTCAAGTAAATATATTAAAAAATAGATTTAGTGGTGAGACTGGCAAAGCTTGTAGTCTTCGATATGATTTAGAAACTGGTTGTTTATCTGAAGTACAAGCGGAGACTGTAAATGACTTTTAAAGTTTCAAACAAAAAAACAAATATACCAAAAAACAAAAATATTCACGACACAGTTTCTTGGACATATTATGTTTTATCTGCTGTAAAAAAAGCTAAAGAAAGTTCTACACCTGTAGTTATAGATGTTGCTAAAGAAAGTTCTGCATCATTAATACAAGATGCATTGATGGCTTTAGCTATGAATGGTGAAGATGCGGCATGGAATGTAGATATAAAACTACACAAACACACACATTAATATGAAATTACCTATAATAAATAAAAAAGTATTAGATGCTAAATTTGTTTTATGTTATTGGATTGATATAAATTCTGATGCATCTTGGAATACTTTAGAAAAAGCTAAACAAAGTAAACCAACTATTTGTGTTAGTACAGGTTGGTTAATTAAAGAAAATAAAGATATACACATTCTTTGTGCTGATATAAATTTTGAAGATGATGGCACTTTGTCTGATGTTGGTAATGTAACAACTATTCCAACTGTTAATATAATTAAAAAGAAAGTAATTAAAATATGAAATATATCTTTGATATAGAAACAGATGGATTAATTAATGAAGTTACAAAAATACATTGTCTTGTATTAAAAGATATAGATACTAATACAATATTATCTTTATCTGTAAAAGAAGCTTTAGATAAATTATCTAATGCTGATATTATTATTGGTCACAATATTATTAAATTTGATTTACCTGTAATAAAAAAATTATATCCTGAATTTAAAAGTAACGCTAAAATTTATGATACAATTGTAGCTACTAGATTATTATTTCCTGATGTAAAAGAAAAAGATTTTCAAAGAAAAGATTTTCCTAAAGATTGCATTGGTAAACATAGTTTAAAAGCTTGGGGTAATAGAATAGGTAATTACAAAGCTGAGTTTGATACTGATTGGAAAACATTTACACCTGAAATGTTAGAGTATTGTAAACAAGATGTTGAAGTAACTTATAATCTTTATAAAATGATTGAAGAAATAAAATATTCACAACAAGCTATGGATTTAGAACATGACGTGGCACAATTAATTTACAATCAAGAAACACATGGTTTTACTTTTGATACTGATAAAGCTAAAAAATTATATTCAGAATTAAACAGTAAGAGAATGGAAATAGAAAATAAATTACAAAAAATGTTTCCACCAAAAACAGAGTTAATACCTTTTATTCCTAAAGTTAATAATAAATCAAAAGGATATATTAAAGGTAAAGTTTTTTATAAAGAAAATGTTTCTATATTTAATCCTTCTAGCAGACAACATATTGCAGATAGGTTAATTGAAATTCATAATTGGAAACCAACTGTTTATACTGATGATGGTAAACCAAAATTAGATGAAACTGTTTTAGAAAGTTTACCATATCCAGAAGCTAAAATATTATGTGAACATTTTTTGTTAGATAAAAGGATTGGTCAATTAGCTACTGGCGCTCAAGCTTGGTTAAAGCATGAAAAGAATAATAAAATACATGGTACTTGCAATACTAATTCAACAGTAACTGCAAGAGCAACTCATTCTTATCCTAACATGGCACAGATACCTAGTGTATCAGTACCTTATGGTAAAGAATGTAGAGCATTATTTACGGTTCCAACTGGTAAGAAACTTGTAGGCATTGATGTCTCAGGTTTAGAAGTGAGAATGTTGGCTCACTATATGGCTAAGTATGATAACGGCAACTATGCTAAAGTAGTTTTAGATGGTGACATACATACTGAAACCCAAACATTAGCAGGGTTAGATAGCAGAGACTTAGCCAAAAGATTTTACTACTGTTTTTTATATGGTGGTGGAGTAACTAAGATAGCCTCAGTAACAGGTAAAACTATACCTCAGGCTTCTAAAATTAAAAAAAGATTTTTAAATAATTTACCTGCATTAAGTAAATTAATTGAAGATGTACAACAAGCGGCTGAACGTGGATATTTAATTGGTCTTGATAAAAGAAAAATTAGAGTTCGCTCTTCTCATGCCGCACTTAATACTTTATTACAAAGTTCCGGCGCTTTAGTTTGTAAAAGATGGTTGGTAGAGTTTGATAAAGTAATAAAAAATATACCTAAAGCACAGCAAGTTGTCTGGGTACATGATGAAATACAAGTAGAGTGTCTTGAAAAAGATGCTGAGAGAGTTGGGCAATTAGCCATAAAAGCAATAGAAGACACTGGTAAGTATTTTAATTTAAGACTTCCACTAACTGGTGAATATAAAATAGGAGACAACTGGAGTGAAACACACTAACGATACGTGGACTAAAGAATATGATTTAAAAAGTAATTTTAAATATTGTTTAGACAAAGGAAAAGAAGGTGAAGAATACATCAGAAAAATATTAAATGGTGAATTTAAATTAGAAGCTAAAACTGATTTCTTATGTAAAGATACTGGCAATGTTTTTATAGAGTTTAGAAGCAGGGGAAAAGATAGCGGAATAAAAGTTACCACTGCTGATTTTTGGAGTTTTGTTTTACCTCAAAGTCAAGATGATTTTCCAATTATAATATTTATACATTTAAGTAAATTAAAAAAATTAATTGAAACTAAAAAATATAAAATTGTAAATGGTGGGGATGCAATGACTTCAAAAGGTTACTTAATTCCAAAAGAAGATTTAATTCAATTAAATATATAGGAGATAATATGATTAGAAAAAAAGTTTTATTAATTGATGGTGATATTTTGTTATACAAAATTGCCATGAACAATGAAGTTGAAACACACTGGGGTGATGGTTTATGGACATTACATTCAAATGCAAACATTTGTAAAGCAGATGTTGATTTAGTTATAGATGATTTGGGTGCTAGTCTTGGTGCTGATGATTATGTTGTTGCATTAACTGATAGTAAAAATTTTAGAAAAGATGTGTTACCTACTTATAAAGATAATAGAAAAGAAAAAAGAAAACCTTTAGTTTATAAAGAGTTAAGAGATTATGTTGTTAAAAAACATAAGGGTGTTATTTGGGACAATTTAGAAGCTGATGATATTTTAGGTATTATGGCAACTGAACCAACTGAAGAAGATAGAATAGTAGTTAGTATAGATAAAGATTTAAAAACCGTACCATGTAATTTGTCTTCTGACGGTCTTACTGTTGAACGTATTCCAGAAAGATTAGCTGATTATTGGTTTATGATACAAACATTAACCGGTGATAAAGTTGATGGTTATGATGGAATAGAAGGTATAGGTATAAAAACTGCTGAAAAACTTATTAAGAAATACACTAACGTTCCCCTTTTAGACCTATGGAAAATTGTCAAAAAGATTTATGTTGACAAAGGATATACTGAAGCTGAAGCTTTACAACAAGCTAGAGTTGCACGTATTTTAAGACATGGTGAATACAATAAAAAAACAGGTGAGGTAAAGTTATGGCAGATTTAATTAAAGAACCGCCACATTATGCTGAAAATAAAATAGAACCTATTGATTACATTATATCAAATGGTCTTAATTTTTGTGAGGGAAATGTTATTAAGTATATTACTAGATGGCGTAAAAAAGGTGGTGTAGAAGATTTAAAAAAAGCTAAACAATATATTGATTTTATAATACAAAAAGAGGTTAAAGATGTTGGAGCATAAGCATATTATTATAAGAGCTACAGTAAAAAAACCACCAATGCAAATTGACACTATTAAACAATGGATGAGAAATTTAATTGATAAAATTAATATGAAACCATTAGGTGATATGGTTGCTGTTTATGTTGAAAAAGAAGGTAATAGAGGTTTAACTTGTTTGCAAGCTATTGAAACATCACACATTGCATTTCATTCATGGGATGAGGATGAACCTGCTATAGTTCAGTTAGATGTTTATACTTGTGGTGATTTAAAAAAACAAACAGTATTTGACGCTTTACAAAAATTTGAGCCAGTTAATATTGATTATTTAACATTAGATAGAGAAAACAAAATAAAAATTTATGATTGATTACGAAAGAGATAATTTGCTTACTGATTTTGGTAAGACTACATTAAAAGATAGATATTTATTACCAGAAGAAACTTCACCGCAAGAAGGATTTATGCGAGCGGCTAAAGCTTTTTCAGATAATGATGAAATGGCACAACGTATATATGATTATGCATCTAAACTTTGGTTTATGTATTCTACACCTGTGTTGTCTAATGCAGGCAGTAAAAGAGGCATGCCTATTTCATGTTTTTTAAATTATGTTGGTGACAGTAGAGAAGGATTAACAGGACATTACACAGAGAACGCTTGGCTTGCTTCTGTGGGTGGTGGTATTGGTGGTTACTGGGGACATGTAAGAAGTGATGGAAC